TTGGGAATGTCTTTCTATAAAGATAGAGGGTGGTTTCCTTGTGTAAGAAAGATTCAAACTAAAATAAAACTAAACGGGGAATATATAAAAGAGGAAAGAGGTTGTTTAATATGGAGAGGAAAAATGAATAACCAAGAGGAGGAAGAAGAATGATAGTAATAGAAATAATAAAAACAATACCAATACAAGTATTAGGTGCCTTAAGCGTAGGAATATCAGCATACATTATGAAAAGAAGAATAGAAGAAGGCAAGGCAACAATACTGCCCTTTATAGCCCGAAACATTGAAACCATTGGTTTATTTTTCGCTATGATATTCGGGATGGAATTAGCATTAATGGAGATGGCGGGTATATGACTAAGACTTTTCACCGTTGGGTAATAAAGGAGGCTAAATTAGTGCAGGGAGAGTTTACCGCACAAATGATTCTTGACCGCATTTTAGATAAATATGGTAATAGTATGTATATTGGTGGGACAAGATTAATAGGGCATATTCTTAGAAGAAACGGATATGATAAAACGGGTAATGGTTTTTGGGTATCAAAAGGAGAGAGTGAGTAAAATGAAAGTAGTTTATGGGCATACAGATTCAATATTTGTACAAATTAATGATGTAGAAAAAGCACAGGAAATATGTGATAAGATAGATAAACATATGAAAACTGTTTTCCCTAATGTGATGGGATTAGAAGAACACCCTGTTAAATTAGAATTTGAAAAGTTTTATTCTACTTTGGGCGTAGGTGCTTCTAAAAATAGAAATGCTGGTTTCATTACTTGGAAGGATGGAGAATGGTTAGAGGAAGAACAATTCATAGTAACAGGTTTTTCTATGAAGCGTATATCCGAAAGCCCCATGAGTAAAAAGTTTCAAAGTGATTTGTTAAAAAAATGGGCTTCGGGTGATACTGAACACGATATAGTTTCTTTTTGTAGGGAACAGTATAATAATGTAAAAAAGGGTAGAATATCCTTAGATGAAGTTATAAAAAGAGGAAGGCTTCATAATGATTTGAATAATTATAAAAGTATTGCAGGGGGAATCGCTGGTGTATGTTACTATAACCAACACATCAATCCCGAAAACCCAATTACTGATTCCTTTGTGTATTTCAAGTGCGCTAACATTGATGGCCCTCAATATATTATCCTACCTAGTGGTAGAGAAAGAAGGGCTGTTTTTGTAGCCTTTAGAGAAAAGAAAGAGATTACTGCTAAATACCATCCCCATTGGGGTGCTTATGCAGAAGATATAATAAAAAAAGCCACCCCTATTTTTTTGGCTATGGGGTGGGAAATAAAGAATGTAATGTTAGACGAAAGCCAAAAAACTTTAGGAGAGTGGTTTTAATGACAGATAATACTAAAATAAATAAAAGAGTTTACGGGCATGAAGAAAATGGTGTTTGGGTTAGACCAAAGGTGAATGAGAATGATTCTTATACTTACCATTGGAATGCTGACTATGCTAACGACCCTTCTAAACCTATATTAAAAATAAGTAAGTCGTCTTTGGGTTGTTTTACTTGGTGTAACAAACAATATGAATATCAATATTTAGATAGGAGAAGGCAAGAACAAACCCCCGTGATGCTCAAGGGAACAGTCGTTCATAATTCACATGAGGATTTTTATAATTCTGTGGATGTTAAAAAGGCTGAGGGTATGACCTTTGAAGAATTAAGGGTTTACTTTACATCTTTATTCCCCATAGATGAGTATGTTGATTTAACGCAACAAATGGTTACTTATGAAGCGAACCGTTTTATTGAAGAAAAGGAAAGCGGCACATTGAGTAATTTTGTCCCTGTTGGGAATGAAGTACAATTAGATACCGATATTATTATTCTACCAAACACTAATCCAAGATACCCATTAACTCAAGCATATGTTGTGCATTTGCAGGGTATTATTGATAGGATATTTAGAGAAGGCGATTCTTTAATCCCTATGGAATTAAAAACAGGTAAATGGAAGGATTCAAAAATATCCTCTATGAGGGCTGAAATGGCTTTCTATGCTTTACTATTAGAGAATGTTGGGCAAGATGAATATGAAAAACATAATCTACCATATTTACCTATTACACATTGGGGTTGGTATTATCCCGCCGCAAATCACATTACAGTAGAAGAAAGAAAGAAAGCATCTACTACATCGGTAAAGAAGGCTATTGCTAAATTATTATATAATTATGAACATAATATGCCCGATAATTTTTCCCCGTCTTTCTTTCATAAAAAGTGCTTACCACATTGTAGTTTTAATACAATATGCCCTGCGGCAGTAAGAGATGAATTAAATGGAGATTGGTTTTAATGGATATAAAAGAACAAATAACAAATATGATAATTGAAAAAGAATGGGGCTTTGCTGAGTTATTGCAACTTAATGAGGTTAGTGAAAAAATGGCTGATGGTCTTTTTAATACCTTACCCCCTCAAGATATAATTAATTTAATATGGGATTGGGAAATAGAACCTGAGAAAACCTTTGGTTCATTATATAGAGAAGTGGCTATATCATGCTTAGTTAAACAGGTGAAAAAACAATTTCAAACTCACTTTGAAGCGGCAAAGGTTTCCTTCGGTGAAACCCCTAAACCGAAACCCGTTCAAGTTAAAGCGGAAAAACCATCTTCATTAAAAACACCAAAAGGAACAGTTAAAAAAACATCTACAACCAAAAAAACATCTAAGAAAACTAATGATGGAATTAGAGCAATTAAGGGCGTTGAAAGACTATGAAGTTTCCTAGAGAAGTGTGGTGGGGAAGCCACTTGCAGGGTAAGGGGTCTTTGCCCCGTCAAATTGTTTATACAAAGGATGAGTATGTTAAGTTTATAGAGATGAATAATAATAAAGTTAATTGTTATACTTCTGTATATGATTACAAACACTTTGGTTCTTCACAAGCAGTAGTTTCTTCTGTAATATTAGATAGGTTGTTTTTAGATTTTGATTCACATACCAAACCACTTGAAGATTCCTTTACTGATTTCAAAATAGTAGCCAACAAACTACTACATGAAAATTATATATTTGATATGGCCTTTAGTGGAAATGGATTTCATATTTTTGTGTATGGAGAACAGACCGATACGATGAGAAATATTAGACAGTTTTTCAATAAACTAAATACATTAACCATTATGGGAACATTGGATAATCGTGTAATTGATGCTAGAAGATTAAGAAGAATCCCCAATACTGTTAATATGAAAACAAATGATTGTCTTTACTGTGTACCCCTAGAAAAGGATTGTTTAGAAAAACCCCTCTCAAATATCCTTTCTTTGGCGCAAACACCCCTCTTTAACCCCCCTATTAGGTATGGGAATAGGAAGGTAGTGTTCCCCAAAGCCCCTTCTTTTGAAGCAACCCCTATCAATTTAGCCAATGTTGAAAAGGTAGGTAAAATACCCCTAATCCCTTGCTTGGCTAATAGTATTATGATTGAAAATCCGACCCACACTACTCGCTATTATCTTGTTTCATGGTATAGGACAGTTTTAGCCAATACTTTTGGTGTAAGCGTTAAAATATATGATGAAGAAATACATAGGTATATGCTAGAAGCGGTAATGGAAGAAATTAAAGTGATAGCGGCTAAGGATGGTGTATGGTTGGATTGGAACGAGAATATAACAAGAAACCATGCTTGGTTTACCATTAGCAATCAAGGGGGCTATGTTGCCCCTTCTTGTAGCAAACTAATTAGTGAAGATTATTGCGTAGGCAAGTGTTGGCGTTATCCGTCTTTGGAGGACATTTAATGAAACTTTTTATTGATAGTAGGGAAAAATCCCTTTTGACCGAGTGTATTATTGCTAAGGTTAAAAAGAATCTAATACAATATGAGAAAGTATGGATGGAAGTGGGGGATTATGTGATAGGGGATGTTTGTTTTGAAGCAAAATCAGTAGAGGATTTCATACAGTCAGTTTTGAATAGAAGGATTTGGGTTCAATTGAGTAATATGGAAGAACATTTTAATAAAAACTTTGTCATTATTCATGGTAGTCTTGAGAAGGCACTAAAGGCTACTAAATATATGGGCGGCGATACGGCAAGGAATAAGGTGCGTTTTTCTAACGCTTTCAAAGGAGGGATAGGAAGAATTAGATTAGATTATAATGCCGAAGTAATATTATGTAGAACCCCCCAAGAAGCGGCAGACCACTTAGTAACTTTGGCTAAAATGATACCTGTTGAAAGGAAGATAATAGACCCCCGCCTACTAAAAAGGGTAGCCACGATTGATGTTAGATTAGATGCTCTAATGACCGTGAAAGGGGTAAGTAAAGTAAAGGCTGAACAACTTTTAGAGAAGTTTGGTTGTATAATAGAAATAGCCAATTCTACTATTGATGAATTAACAATAATAGAAGGCATAGGGAGAGTAATTGCCTCAAGGATAATTACTGTATTTAATTCAAACAAGAAGGTGAAACAATGACAGATGATGATAACATTGAATGGGGCGAATATGATGATTCTAAAGATTGGGATGAATTAAACGCACCCTCAAATGAAAATGAAAGAGAAAATGATGAGTATGAACGCAATTTAGAAAATGAGCGCAATTTAGAAAAGGATATTACCCATGAGGAGATTGAGATAGAAAAACTCCCCGCACTTATAGAACAATGGGCAGACGATTTTAATATGGTGTCTAAAGAAAATAGGTATGCTTCTATTTTGGCCTATTTCAATATACTTGGGCAAGCATTAAAGGATGATGTTACTATTCCCTTCGGAAACACCGTTGAAGATTCAAGGGTTCATGTTTGTTGGATTCAAACTGCAAGAACGGGCAAATCAGTTTTGAACGATTTTTATGCTGAAATATGTAACAAACTCTTTTCTTATATGAATGCTACATATAACCTTAACTACACTATCTTTGATACATTAGATATTACTGATGCGGCTATGGTGGGCACTCATGTTATGGTAGATAATCCCCTCTATGATAGAAACGATGAAAATAATGATGAACTCAAAACAATACCTCAACAAGTAGACGGTGCTTTGGTTGGGAGTGGATTAATTCTTTTTGATGAGTTTGAATCTAGCGGTATCTTTAGCCAAAGGTCGCATAAAGAAAATGTGGTAGTGTATTTTCAAAAGTTAATGAATACCCTTTCAACAGATGGTTATATTATCAAAAAGAGATTAGCAGGTAGTGGTGAGGACATTATTTGCGATTGTCAGCGTTCTGTGTGGGGCACAAGTTATGTTCCCGAACAATTAACTTATGTTATTGCACAAAAGGGAGTATTACAAAGGATGTTTATGTTTGTGAGAGAAGTACCCAAACACACTAAAGATAAAATGATAGTAGAATTAATTGAAACTTTAGGAACTAGGGAAGTTAGAAAGAACCCAATTAATAGATACGCTAAGGCATTAATGGAACTTGTTAAGATGGTTAAGGAAGCCAATACTACATTAGCATCAAATGAAGATTTAATAACCTTTGATTCTAACATTATAGACACTATTAAAATGGAATATAAGGGGATGATTAAAGAAATAGACGACCTACCACCTAAGATACAGGAAACTGTATCGTTGTTTGAAACTAACTATTTGATATATATAGTTAAAATGTCCGTTTTATGTGCTATAACTGAAAGTTATGGTAGAGAAACAGATGAAAAATTTGTAGTTTTTCCTAGAAATGTTCGCCAAGCATCGGTTATTGTGCGACAAGGTTATACGAGTCTTGCATCGTGGCTTCAATCAGCCATAAGGGTTCAAATGGCGGCTCTCGGTAAAGAAACCGGCTCTGCAAAATACATTAGTGCATATGTGGCTATTAAACAAGATAACGAAGGGTGGGCATTAAAAAACGATTTGAAAAAGAAATTACAGGATGATTATTCAATACCCTCACCAACATTTTACAGACAATACCCAAAAATAAAACATATATTTGAGGAAAAGAAAAAGGGGAAAACGATATACCTTAAACTCAAGGAGGAAGATAAATGAAAGCAACATTTGAAAACGATTATATTATATTTGATGTAACTAAAGGGCCGAAAGCAATTATAGAAATACTTAATTCTAAAGGAGAAGATGGGTGGTATCCTGTTACAAGTATTAATGTAGCAGGTTCTCAATTGGTATTCTTTTTAGTAAGACCAACCTATGAAGTGCCCGATACTTCAAGTGAAGAAGAGCATGTATTAAGTAAATTATGGGGAAACAAAAATGAGTAATGTGTTAGCATTGGATATAGAAACCAAGAACCTTTCTACTGAAATAGGGGGGTGGGGTAATACTCATATGTTTTTAGTTTCAACAGTAGCAACATGGGATGGCAATATTGGTAAAATATATGTTGAAAAGGATATTCAAAACCATCTTGTAGCGAAATCCAATGTGCAAATACTCCCCCTGCGTCAATTAAAGTATGACTTAGATGAAGCGTTAGAAAAGAATGTTAAATTGTTGGGTCATAATATAGCGTCATTTGATTTACCTGTTCTTAAAAACTCATTAGATATTTATTGCATAAAGGGTTTCTTAAATAAAAAGCAGTATATTGATACAAGTAGAGAAATGACTAAACAACACGGAGAAAGATTTACTCTACAAAACTTAGTAGATAATACATTAGGAGAATCCAAATCATTAGAAAGTGCGTTAGCACCTTCATTATGGAAAGCGGGTAATTATCAAGAAGTAGTAGATTATTGCTTAAAAGATTGTGAATTGGTTTATGATTTGTGGAAACACGGGCAAGGTAAAACGATAAAGGGCTTTAGTATAGAAGAAGAAAAAGTAAAAACAATGGAGGTTGAATGGTGATGAATACGGCAGAGATTTTTGGATGGCTATTATTTATGATTGTGATAACATTATTATTTTTTGCGGCCTTTGGCACATCAAATATTAATGAAACAACAATTGAAGAATATATGGATAATCTAATTACTGACATTCGCAAAGATGAAGGTAGACAATAATGGGATTAAGATATACTTGCCCCCATTGTAGGGCAAGGACAATTCCTAAAAGGATTATTGGTTTATACATAGGGTCAAAAGATAACATTAAACTATGGGAATGTAGAGATTGTTTTGGTATATGGTCGGATAAACACGACTAATACCTTCGGGTCGGATAACTCACTTAACGGTGGGCTATTCGGCCCTCCTTTTTTTAATTTTAATTTAGGGCAATTAAATTCCAAGTAGTAGAACTTGAGCAAATCAATTTATATGTTGTACCGGCAACTAAAGACATTGGGCTTCCGCCCGAAAATAAGGTTGCATCTAAATGGTTTTTAACTGTAATTCCAGCATCAGCATCAAGCACAACATCATCTACTGCCCCTGCATTTGAAACGCATATTATAGTATAATTCCTCCCCACATCTTCTGCGGCGGAAGTAACTGTTGGTATTGTTAATGTTACATTATTAGGAGGAGCAGGGGGGATAGAAGGGGATGAACCCACTTTTATGAAATGGTCGTCTAATCTATCAATAGTATAAATTATTAGGCCAGCCGTACCCATTTGTTCAGTATATCCTTTAACGGAAGCCCCCTGCTTAATTGCCCCATCTGCAATTACTGTTGCTCCTGTTGTCCCTGCTCCCGAAACATGAAGTGGTGCTTGAGGTGATGATTGACCCATACCTACGGCATCTAAACCTCCATCTACAAATAAAGCATGGGTTTCATTATCTGTTTCAATTCTGAAATTCATATCCTTAGAGCCATCATTAACCACCACTCCCTCAGAGCCACTTATTCTTACTACTTCGGTGCTATCCGTACCGCCCCTTGTTACTAAAAATAAAATACGGCCATCTTCTGTCCCTGCCGTTTCATCTTGAGCATCAGCATATATACTAGCGTAGATATGGCTATTACCGCCACTATCTTTTGCCTTCCATTTAATATGCCCAATATCTTGTGATTGAGCCCCTGCTCCCGACCTTAAAAATAGAAGTTCGGGCTCGGTAAGGGCCGTTCCTGTATTTTCAATAGTTATTGTTGGTTCTCCTCCAAGTGCTCCTTCTAAATGTAACATTGATGTAGGAGAGGTTGTGTTTATACCAACATTTGAATCAAAAGAAACGCCACTTGCACTTCCCGTTATAGACCCTCCTTCGGTATAAGCACCCCCTACATCATAACCTAAACTAACGACATTAGTAGTTTTATCAGTAGTTAAGTATTGCACTTTCAAAGCACCAAACCCTCCACTATCATAAGTTAATACTGCTATTATCGTATCGCCAGCCGTTAAATCAGCAACCCTATCTACCGCACTTGGGGCTCTAATAGCAATAGCATTAGCAGAATCAACCACTAACAAATGGTATGAATTACTTGTTAAGAAAAAGGCCGATGATGTAAATGTATGTGTGCCTGTCGTAGTAATAAACTCCCCATCCCTATAAATTGAACCGTTAAGCACCGTTACTACATTACCCGTTGAAGCCTGTTCAATATCAAAATCAGTAGCAGAACCCTTAACTGCGTAATTACCCCTGCCCATTTGACTTAAACATTTAAGTAATCCTGTATGGGGGTAATCAGTACCATCTATTATCTGCCCAATCGTAATATCCGCACTTGTACTAGTGGCGAAATAATTAGGGTTTGTTTCTGTTGAAACCATATTACTCCACCTCCAAAGTTAAGAAAAACTCTATCGTATCGGATGAAGAAAATGGCCCTATACCATCAAAATTAAACCTCGCCATCAAATCCGACCCATCATAAAAACCACATTCTCTAAGCGTTTTGCCCGTTATGTTAGACCCTGCTACTGATAATTTTATATCCATTACATTACCCCCTGCAACTTCCGAAACACTAATACTACTATTGGCCGCTAATAACGGCACATCTAACTCAGTAGCAGTAGGATTAGAGGCATTACCTCCCGCCCCCACATTACCACCATCAAAGGCCGTTTTCAAATACGCAATTACATCTTCTCTCAGTTTATCCATTATCATAATATTTCCTCCACCAATTCAGTAATAATAATCCCATCCCCTATCCCCAATGGCGTACTGCCCGTATTTAAGGTATCTGTAAAACCTAAAGTCATACCAGCCACGCTACCTATACTCCTAACGGTTAATTTGAGAGGGTTGATTTTCATAAACTCAATAGCCGATGATGATGTGAAGGGTTCTTCATAGGCCGCCGACCTTAATTTAGAGAAAACACTATTATTCTGCGTTAATAATTCACTAAACCTATCTTCAAGCCCTTTACTATATTTACCCAATTGTAGTTTCATAAACCCGTCAATAAAGTGTTCTACCTGCATAACTACATATCTTTCTAATTCAATATTTTCCTTACGCAATTCAACATTAATAATATCACCTGCTCTCAAATGATAAATACTATTTGACGATACTTCTATTGTTAATTTGGTATTAGTTTTAGAATGTTGTTTTAATAATTCACTTGCCCTTTTTTCTACATCTACTTGAGTTATCAAATGTTCTTCATCGGCCTTTAGGCTTTTTCGCCCAATCTTTTTAATGCTTCTAAAGTCTGCTCTAGTGGATTTGTGGTGTTTACCATATACTGTTATTTCATTATATACATCAAACATACTTTGCACTTTACCTATTTCTTTTATTTTGATGTTATTGTCAGTATCGGAAATAGTAATGTTTGTTTCTACTAAACCTCCTACTTTATCCCTAACAGTAAATTGGTCGTTTTCAAATGTTATAACCCTATCCTTTTCTTCCAATAAATTATAAACTACATTGAATAAATCTTGCCCCTTAATATCCTTACTTGAGAAGCGAGAATATACCAAATCTTGACTTGTAAAAGTAATATCATTTTCTTCAAATAGGTGGTTTACTAAATCTTCATTTTCAAAACATACATTAACGCTTGTTCCTATAACCGCCCTATCAAATGCGCCACCGTCAACCTTTCCTGTTTTAATAACAATGGGTTCTGCAACTGATACTATGCCCATTAGAGTTTTAGTGTTCCCTAATGTCAAAGAAGCCCCTGTATAAAGATATTTACTTCCATCCCAAATACTCCCGTTATATTTTGTGCTTACTGTGGTTTTTATATTATTTACTCCATCGGAGAATACCATTGTGTAATCTATGGGGTCTAAAACTCCACTCCCTTCTCCTTCATAGGAACTAACAGTATCTTCAACTTTTCTAATTACTATATCTTCCGAAGTGGCTTGTTTATCAGTATCTACCATAACATACATTGAAAGTGCGGCTTCATTACCCCCTGTGTTTGGTTTGGTGGCCGAGTATTCAGTAGTAGCAGAAGTATCTTGTATTGAGAAATCCCCTATTTTACCATAACAGGTATTTTCATATGCTTTTTTAGTGTAAGCACTTGAAAGAGTATTTAGTTTAATTGTTTTAGGTGTAAAATCATACATACAAACAGGGTTAGGTTGCATTACCCTATAACAGGGGAATGGGCTACTAACTATTCCACTATCAAATATAGATTTATCAGTAACTATGGTATGATAAATTGTATCGCTATCTCCTTGTGTAGTGTCTATTTCATGAGAAATAACATAGGCTACGGTAGTGGGTATAACATTATCTAATCCCTTTGGGCTAGAGGGAGTGTAGTTTGTCCTCAAATCAGCATCATCATTAACTTCTGCCCCATAAACAGTATTACTATTGTAAATAACACCCTGTTCGCTAACTAAATAACACCCTGTTAAATCTTGAACATGGTTTAACCAAGCATTATATTGCCCTGCGGAAATTACATGTTTATGTAATACATTGTTGCGGGATATTAGACTTGATATACCCCCCCCAACGCTATCTGTCCTAGTAGCCGCCCCCCTTATTTCAGTATGAGTAATGGTAGAAGTTACCATTTCTAATCTTGGCTTAAACACCATTATCCCACCATCAGCGTCATAAGGCGCACTATGAACAAGTGGTATTGCGCTTGTAGCAGTTAAATCTTTATTTGTTGCAAACCCCTGTTCATTAGTTACCCAAGCGTTACCTTCTAAAGTAACAAACTCAGGCTTACCTGCCCCCATATCCCTTCTCCACCATCTATTCAATACCGGCGAAACCGACCCTGCATCTAATTTAGTATTTCCACCATCTTCAATAGAATATCTATCTAAAAATAGAGCCAAGCATTTTTTATAACACCTATGGGTGTTAACTTCGTTTGCCGACCCACTACTATTATCTACTACATTCCCTCCATCAAAGTTTTGCATCAATATAGAAGGGTGGTTGAGTATTGTGGAGGAATTGATTTTCCTTGAGTCACCTGCACTATCAAATAGGGTTGTGCCTGTCCCATTATCTACACAAGAAAAGGGGAGAGCCATATCCATTTTATCTAAATTAGAGGCATTTATAGTAGCACCATACTCAACCTCAAAGGCATCATTAGTATTACTACCATACTCCGAAACCTCCATCCCAAAAACTGTGCCTTTCAACAAATTAATATCTTCTTCAAACTTAACAAATGTATCTTTAGAACCATGCCCATGTAAAGTAGAATCTAAACCTACATACACATAGATTTTTGACCCACTAGCAGGTAATCCACCTTCATTGGTGTTAATTATTGTAGCCTGTAATGTAATCTCATTTCCTAAAAGAGGAGGGAGTGGTGGTGGTGGAGGCGGTGGTGGTGGTGGTTGTGTGCTATTATACAACCCCAATTTAACACCATTAACATCCACTAAAATATCCCCCGTAGTAAAAGCATGGGGAGAGGTAGAAACATCCTCATTACAAACTAATGAAGTACCACTTGTACTAACAGAATCAATAGTTAGCCCTGTATCAACAAAGTTATTTACAACATAATTTGAAGCCTCCGCAGGTATGGTTCTATCTTTAGCAGGGGGGTTCTCGCAATCAACATTGTTGAAGTGAAAATCAAAGGTTAATTCAGTTAATCGCATTAACCCAAATCTTTTAGTGGTTGATAAATCTCTATCATAAGAAAGTATAGGAACGGTTTCAACATCAGTATCTTCTAATCTTACTCTCTTACCTTTACCTTTATGGTGTGAATGAGTATTACCCCCATCTTCACTATTACTATTATTTAATAACATTATATTATAATCCGTTAAAACCCTCTCTTGATTCATCAAACTATCTTTTCTTTGTGAAGAATAAGGGGTAATGTCAGTATTACCAAATAAAAACAACCTACCTGTTTTGGGGTCGGGTTGTTCTAAAATATCCACTACAATATCATTGGGGTTTACTGACATATCGGTAATGTCCTTATACAAAAGAGGGTTGCCATCACTTGAATTAAATATCGTTTTACTGAAAAAATTAGACCCCCGAACAGGTTTCCAACCCCTTTCTTCCATCGGCAAATAGGGGATAGACGATGATGTTTTACCATAATGTGTTATATTATTAGCAGTAGTAACCGTACCATTATAGGCGGGATTGTATTTATATCCCTGTGCATAATAAGCACTCAACGAGGGTTTATCGTGGTAGTATTGTATAGAATCGGTGTTGAAGTTATCCGACCTTTTCAGTTTAGAATAACTGAATCCCCCCCTTTCAACATTGAATATTCTAAAGTAAGATGAACCAAAATTACTACTATGTGTCCCACTTAAGTTAGGGGTAGAATAATCCATCACACACGGCACAAAATGGGTATGGGCACTATGACCGGCAACAATGTTGGCTAGTGTATTAGTACCATCCCAATCTACATCTAAAAATTGGGGGTATAATAGAGCAACAGTTTTACCCCCATGAAGGTGTTCACCATTAGTTAAATATAAATCGTGGGTATATTTACTATCAGCCGCCAAAATATAAACTGATACATTAATAGCATGGGTAGAAGTACGGTCAAGATATACAAAGGTTGAAACACCATTCCAATAGCGGTATTGCACAACACCTGCAAATATCTTATTACCGTTTGAAGGGAAGGTTTCATCAATATATACTGAATCCCCATCAGCAATACTACCCATTACATTAGAAGATATAGTAACTAGTCGTGAAGTACCCACCAAAAGAGTAAAGCCCGTAGTATCAGTTAAGGTAATATCGTTAGTATTACTAACATTTTTATCCACCCTACCTAAAGTTAGTGGGATATATGGGGCTATTTCAATAGTGCCCCCCTTCTTACCACTACTTAAAGAAATGATTTCAAAATCCATTAAACTGTTTATAGTATCAAATGTTTCATATTGGGTTAAGTCGCTATTAGCATTAATTTTTGATAAAGAACATTGAAAAGAATTATCATTCTTAAGTTTCAAGGGGTATTGAATATGAAAACCATTAGCCTTTGCATTATCGCTATCAATTACTTTTTCGGGCAACCAATCAACCTTAAGCCCATCCGAATCAATAACATTACCCCCTGTAAAAAAGACCCCCTTATTGGCCGCACCTGTTAAAGAAGTTACACTCTTATTAGCCAAATGGTTAGAAGATAGGGATTTATTAAAGGCGTAATCTTTAACATTTGTCCCGCTTGACGCATACAAAGTTTCGGTAGTTTCACACTCAGCCAAAGCCCCCGACTTAAGGGCGATATAATTATCACCACTTCCATCCGTAGCGCATAGGTTCACCTCCCCTATATAGGCCATATTGCTATTAAAAATCAAATCCCCCTCTACTATTTCTGTAAGAATGGAGGTGGCGACCCCTAAAGAATTAGGAATAGTCTGCGAAGTGCCGGTAAAATAAATAGAAAACACACCAAAGTCTAACTTAGTGCTAATCGCCCCCGTAATCGCCCCACACTTATGCAATATACCCCTACTTGAATAAACCATATCTTCCGAAAAGAGAGTATCTTTAACAATAGAAGGGGATATTAATTTAGAAAACTCATCCCTACCTGTAACATTGAAATACATTTGCTCATGTTCAATGTATGATTCTATTTCATCTATTGACCCACTAAAGCGTTCTATTTCAATAGTATAGTTTTGATTAGCATAATTCAATGATGACTCATGGGTAGAAGAAGGGCGATACAAAGAATTAGATACATCTTTTAACCTTAGACATTTATGTAGGGCATCACCGTATAATACTTGATACTCTTTAATATCAAAGTTTTCCCCTCCTATTAATACAAAGTTATTATATAATCTACTTTCTCTCAAAGAAGTTAAAGTAACACCATTGTATAATACTGTTAAAACACTATCATCAATAGGGTGGGAAGGGAATGAAGAAGGATATGTAATTGTAGTATCTATTTTATAATTAGTTAAAAGGGTCTGTGTAATTGGCGACCATACTTTTCTTGAAACAGTAGCATCATCAACAAAAGAAGGAGCACCCGCAGTAAATACACTATCGGTTTGTAATCTATAAAAAGAATAAAAGGTTAATATTTGTGTTCCAGCCGAAGGAGCACCAATGGTATCAATTACTCCAATTATCAATCCCACCTTAATTTCATCACCCTGCCCCAATACTACTCTCAAATCATAATTTTGATTAGCCGAAGTATTAATAGTGAAAGTGTAATTACCTGCACTCTCCGAAGTATATGTTGCATCTAAATCAAAATAACCATTAAAAGCCCCATCGTAAGTTTGATTCCTAACTCTAAGTGCATCATTGTTATTTATTTTAGAAGCCAAAATCCTGTTAGAATCTAAATACTTAGCAGAAGATGAAGCACTTCTTAAACCAATTGACTGTGATACGCTACAATCAACAAGACCCGCCACTATATTAGCCTTAGTAGGAGAATAATCGTATCGCAAGTATCTATATGGCCCATTAAAAAACAATGCACTATAATCATCATTATATTCCCGCCTTGAATTAATAAACACTTGCCCATAATTTTCAAATACTGTTTCACTAAAAGTTATTGATGAAGAACCCAAAGGTATAAAAGTATTAGTTAAATTACTATCTCCACCTTCATTACTAACAGGGCGAGTTAATCTTGGGTCGTCTAAATCCCTTAAATTATCTTTAAGTTTAACCTTCATAGTATAGCGGCTTTTGTCAATAATATTATAACCATAATCTTCCTCTGTTATAAAAATAGAAGTTTCACCCATAGCAATTGAGGAAGTAGAGGTGGAATTGCCCCAAGCCAATTGGTATTTCTTATTGTGGTCTAATTCATCCTTTTTATCTAACCTATCACTATAATAATAAAATAGGGGTTTAGATACTATCATTTGTTCCCAATGTTCTTGTTCACCCGAAATAGCCAATAGGCCAGCAGTAATACAAACAATATCAGTTTTAGTTTTTAGTGGCCCTTTGAAAACATTAAACTTAGTGCCCTGTGGTATTTCCCCTCCTAACTTGGGGCTAAACTCTAACGCATCCCCCGTAGTATCTTCACTATTAATTGATGTTATTTTAGCAAAGTGGTGTTGTTTAGCATCATCAGCATAAATTAAAATAAAGTAATCATAAGTGGCGAAATCGCTAATATCGGAAGCCGACATTACTTCACCTCCATTAACAGAATGATTTTTAATTTTATACCCAACAGTAGTAGATTGATTTTCTAAATAAGTATTCCAAGCCCCGCTTGAAGGTAATGCTCTATCAAAGGAAGATACCGAACCATCATAATTATCCGAAATGTAGGCAAATATATAACAATCTGTGCTGAAAGAAGTGGCGTTATGTATTACAGGATTAGTAGGACAATTAAAATTAACATTGTGCCCTACATTACCAAAAGTAGTATTGGGCGAAAAGGAAGAAGGTTTTACTCCCTCTCTTAGAACATATAGGGCCATTAAACATCTACCTCCTCAAAGAGTAAATACAATAATAGATTATCATATCTTGGTGATAAAGTAAAGCGGGATTGAAAGTTTTTGGGTGTTATATTACTAACTGCCAATTCGTGAAACTCGCCCATGAATTGATTATTACTAACAGAAGTATTAGTGGCCTGTGTAACATTAGAACCATTAGCACCAATATACATATCCCCCCTACCAAAAGAAAAAGTATCGTTAATAGTATGGTTGCCCACCTTAACTCTCATGTTATTATAAAATATACTCATCTCCCTACTGTTTTGCTTAAAGGAACAGGAAATGGCGCAAAGCCCATCTAAATAAGTAGCCTCTTTATTAGAATGAGAATACAATACCTCACCTGTAATATCAAGAGGAATAGTGTCGCCCATAGTTATAGTAGTAATTGCACCAACATTAACAATAGAAAGAATATTACCGATAGAAACAAACCCACCATCATCAACAAACAATTCTTGATTAACAAAATACTTTGCCCCATAATCCGCCTCATTTGTGGTGAAAGATGTGCTCGCAACCCCCCCTGTTATCGTTGTGCCGTAGCCTCCCCCCACTTTTTGATACGCCCATTTGTTATCCTCAAACCCCCGTTCTTCTAAAGTGGAGTCATAGGGCACATTAACCGCATTGGCCTTAATGACCGTATCGCTCTCAACACTAACAGTAGAACCATTAATTGTAACACTAAACTTTATTTTGTATTCGGCGGGTTGGTTTTGAGTATGCGTAGCCGTGTTCACTAAATCTATTGTAGCGTTATCACTTTGAAAAACCCTCATAGTATAACCGCTTCTATTAGCCTTAGATAAATACTGCTCCATCTCTCTATTAGCAGGGCTTGATTCATCCGTATGAATTACAGGTAGGGTCTTATCCGAATCCAATACTGAACCCAAACTACTCCCTGTAACTTCTGTACCATAACCATTAACATCATAGGGGGTTAAGATTGAAGATATTGTGAATGACCCTGTATGCCCCCATATACCAAAATGCTCATCATTACTAACATCATCATCGTCTAAATAATCGGGTATATTATCAGCAAACGGTAGGTGAACATTAGCATTACACCCAACAGGAAATACCAAACACCGTTGTTTACCAATTAGAGTCTTATACACATTATCACCTACAAAGTCATGGCTACTTCAAACTCTAATGAAAACGGTATCTCCCTACTTTCCCCCGTTATAGGTGTACCAAAACTCCTAACAAAGCCACTTAAACCCTCATCCGTTGTAGCAGAAGGTATCTCATTAATCGGCATACACCAAGCATTATCTAATTCACCAGCATTTCCCCTTGCCGCAAAATTGAATGGTACTAAATCGGCACTTTTATCCGCATTCCTGTATTGATAATAACTATTTACTTTAGATTCATAAAGGAATATTAATTCATTCATATTTTGGTAGGGTTGTAAAGTAGTAGAATCAGTATAAGAATGTATTAACTGTGCTATTTCCACACTAGTCATTTCAATAGTTATATACTCAACATCAACACCATTAACAGTAGTGGTTTCTTTACTAGGGAATAAAGACACCCCACTAGCAACATTAAAATTACTGTTACTCATAGAATCAAAACTCCTTTTAATTATTTGGTCTACCAAGAAACCATTAACAGTAATAGTCTTTTGAGCCATACCTAAATTAAGAGCAATTGATTGTGATTCACCCGTTATTAAACCCGAAAGAGGGATTGGGATAGAAGGAACATTTTTAGAAGTATTAATATTAATATCAGTAACCTTTAACGCCACAGTATTTATTGTCATATCACCCTCAATGCTTGCACCTAATTTTAACCAAACATAGTGCTCTATTCCTTCTGCATCTTGAACCATTTGTATCACCTAAATATTGAAGCGGGGCTTGAAACCTTCCTTGTTATTTCCTTAGAAACTAAATTACCCAATTTCTGCGCCAATTTTTTAATATCAGCATCGGAAGAACCCATGTGCCCCTTTACATTAATTGAAATGTTATTGACGACAGACCCGCCAACCATTTTCTTACTTTCGGAATTACTATGTACTCTAGCACCCATAGGTAAATTAACTATTTCCGGCCCTTCTTCACCTACTAAAGCCATACCCCCCGTAGAAACACCACCGGAGGCAAACCCAGCCATTTTTCTAACATCTTTAATTTTGTCTTGAGCCTTGCTATACCATTCAGGTTTAAGGTGTTTAATTAAGCGAACAACTGCCGCCCCCACTACTGCGGTTAACATAGCGGGCCAGCCCATTATAAGCAATACTATCACACCTATAACTTTAATTATTCCCCCAATATGGTTTTTCCAATCACCCTTTATCCCGTCAATCCACTCTGCTACTCTTACGACTGTTTCCGCAAAAACTATACCAAACCAAACAACTATCGCACCCAAAACCCCCATCAACAACCCCAATAATACTCCTAAGAGCCCCCCCAAAATAAGCATCGCTCCATCTACAATATCCATAAGGCTACCACCTTTAGTAAACCCCTTATATATTGATAGCAAACCATCCCAAACCATACTAATACTAGACCAAATAAACCCACCAACCCACTTGAGCAACACCCATACTACTTTGAATGCTTCTATAATCTGCGGCCCTAATGCCTTCCAAATTAATACTGCAAGTATTAGATATAGAGTTAAAGATAACATAAACATCATACTATGTTTAAGGAACTTAAGGCTCAGACCCACAATGCTTCTTAGCCCCCTCCCTGTTTTTCTAAAGAACATCTCAACAGGGCTTTTCAAAAAATCCTTCTTATCGGTTTGTTCTATGGCGGTTTCTCTATCTGCCCCCTCATCTACCTTGCGTTGTATTTCTGCTTGGTATCCCTTTTTATCAGGGCGGCGTTGAGTCATACCATCAAATTTTTGCCAAAACCCTTTTTTCCCCCCGAACTTACCTTCACCCAAACCAGCCATTGATTTCATGTGTTTAGCCCCCATCTTCAAAAAAGAAACTTTCTTACTATCATCTTCCCCCGAACCAAATATATTGTCTAATGCCTTAAAAGTAACCGCTAATTTATTAACTAATCTAAACATACCGGCGGGGAAGAACCCATACATTATTTTCCTTACAGTAGCCATTTTTGTGTCGGTAGAAGTTAAATGGTGAGCCATCTTACCCCAAATAGTAGAAAAATCTTTACCCTTTTTACTATTACTGTCTAAACTGTCATCTAATTCTTTCCTTGCTTCTATTTCTGCTTTTAATGCTTCAGTAGTTAGGTTGGTTATACCGACACCACCCTCCATCATCTTCTTCATCTGTATTAATATTCTATTGGTATTGTGGGCCGTACCATTTAGTTTTTCTCTACTCTTTATTAATATTCTATTGGTATTGCGGGTTGCAGCATTTAGTTTACCTCTACTCTTGGTGGCTTTTGCATTGTTCTTCTCTACTGTTTCCTGCATTTTTATTATATGCCCTTGCGTTGTTATTAGTTTATTTCCCAATGCTAAGTAATTTTTTTGCATTTCAATTGTGCGCCCAAATGATTTATCTAATTGACTAAGAACAGTATTCATTTGGCCCAAAACCCTAACTGCATCTGAGTCAGTCATTACTTCACCTTCTTACTAATCTTTTTTATTTCTTCGGCCTTCAATTCTTCAACCGCCCTGTGCATATATAGCAAATCCATCACCATACTTTGGGGCATTTGTAATATCTCCAATGGGCTAATACCTAATCCTTTAGAAAGGGTATAAACGATTAAGAGAGAAACGGCGTGTAAGTCTTTAGACCTACCTCTAACTGTATCTCTCATTAGTCGTTTTTTTCCTCATCCTCCGCCATAGCGTCAAAAGGATTAGGAAGTATTTCTTTTAATTGATTGCCTATATATGGCGTTAGCCTAAGTAAATCAATTGATGAAAGATGTGGCTCAGTTTTTACAACAAACTTTTCAGCCATAAACTTATACATGGCGTTTAAGTCTATCCCTACATCTTGTTTTTTAGCATCAATTTTCATCAATGCGGCCATAGCCTTTTCTACTTCAAGCCATGTCGGTTCTTTCACCCAAACTTTTAATATTTTATCACTCGTTGGGTCTACTTTTAATTCATGACAAATGGGTTCATTCATCGCAAATAATATGCTTTTATCTGTTATTATATTTCCGTTTAACATTTTTCTTCACCTTCTACTAACTTATATACAAACAATTGTTAGTGGAGTATTATGCTTTTTTTGGTTCGTCTTTTTGTATTTCATTACCTTTCTTCTTCTTTGCCTTTACTACCTTATTCTTTTTTCTATTCTTTATTTCCATTTTACTTCTAAATGATTTACCTTCACCCATGTTAATCACCCCTGTAATACCCAATGGGTTTTAACTGTGCAAGAGTTAAGGGTTCTTGCCTTAATAGTGGCTTCAACATCAATTGCCCCTAAATCTTCAGGGATAGTCCAATTGTTTGCAGTAACATAATAGTCGTCTAACTTAATTACAATTTGTTCACCATTTGATTTAGAAAATGTGAGTTCTATTAACCCTACTTTATTCGGGTCTGTCCCTGTGGCCTTTTCTTCTGTTAAGTTTCTAAACTCAGTAAATAGCGTATCATCAGTAACTTGGGCAGTAAATGTCATTTCATAGAAGCGTTGAGCAGGGATGCCTTCTTTAACTTCCCGACTTGATACACCGATGTATCTTTTATCTACAATATTATTGTTGATAGCCAAAGTTAATGAGGTAATCTTTAGAAACTCTTGGCTGAACATACTAATTGACCCATCATAGAAAAAGAAGGGTTCAAGGAAACTATTGTTGCGATTATAATTAGCAAAGGCAGTTTCATCTGTTACCCCTCTCCTTGCTTCATAATTAATAGTAGAAGGTATTGATGTTATTGCCCTTGTATTCAATTCTACGGCCATTTTTACTTCTTCATTTTCGTTAGCACTAATAGTTAAACTATTAACTCTATTACCTCTTGCTATTGTAACAAAGTTATGTGTTTCGGGTGTTTCACCCTCAATTGCATAGGTATTACTTGAGTTTAATTTAGAAAAGGTTCTTTCAAGGGCGAAAGAAGGCAAATTAGCACTATTGGCTTCTGTGAATGTGTATTCTATTAAATTGGTGGAAGTAGGTATTGTTAATAAATCAATAGTAGCAAAAGCATCAGTAGGTAATAGAGGAGGGCATATTTGGTAATCGCTACCATCTGTAATAACCCTATAAAACAAAGGCCCATTAGTAATATGCCCATCACCATCATCATAAATATATTTACCCGCAGAGGCGGCGGCGGCGGAAAACGCAGTAGTAGCATGGTTGCTCCCCGCACCTGTTGTAGTTAGTGCCGTTGCACTAATAGAGGAACAAAGACCTAAAGCATAATATAACCATGCACCGTGATTAGCAGTAATATCCAAACTACCGCCATCGGATGTTTCTATTCCCTTATAGGCAAAAGTAAAGTTTCTTGACCCTCCCAAAAATAGGTTCTGTTCTTTCATTTCAATTGTTGAAGAAGGGAATGTAGCAGTATTAACTAATCCCAACCATTCATCGGAAAGTAGTCTTAGGGGGTAAGGTGTAACCGCACTTTTTGGTGCAGGGCAAGGCGCACCATATCCCTTAAGGATAAAATAATCATTCGCACTAGAAGTTATATTTTTGGTTAATACTAAAGTAGTAGCAGTATTACTTTTTACCCTAAGTGTATCTTGGAGAACATCGGAAGTATTATAATGTTCTACGGCACAAGCCACATATAAATCATCAACTAAACTAAAATGCGCCATATCACCATGTAAAGTAATTGTCGCACTATCAGTTATTGCGCCACTCTGTTTAATATATATATCATTTTCCGGCACAAATGTTATACTTGCACCACTTCCTACAAAAATCTCGTTATTTTCTACCATTTTTTTCACCTACTTACTTACAATGAGGTAGCGAACTTTTTCATGCTCACCGTTATTTTATATCCATATATCCGCTTTTTCCTATCATTAGACTCCGACCTTGAATTAAGAACCAATTGATTGAATTTCTTGACCTCTCCACTCAAAGTTACTGTCGCCCCCTTTCTATGCGATTCAATCCTATGCCTTAAGACTTTATATAAGTTTTCTAATCTTTCTTTCCCAAATGAGTTATCCCCATCACCATCATTAGCCCCCGCCCGTTCATCTACAATGGTTCTAATGTTCATAGTCATAGTAAAACTTTCATTTCTAACAGACCAATCTATGGTAGGATATTCTATATCTTGTGAATCTTCAAACACAATAATAACATCCTTTTTACTTAAATCATAGCGAGCCCCCCTGTTCTTACCTAAATTGCGAATATCAATAACATTAGGAGTAGGTGCTTTGGATGCACCATTACCTCCTCCAAAAACAATATCAGCAGACCCCGCCCAATTATCAGCAACATCGGGGCTATTGGCCGCATTATAAGTAGTAAATGAAGCAGGTAGAGAAGAAGTAATATTACCCCCTGTAATTAACTCTACTAAGAAACTAACTTCATCCATATTTCTCACCTATGTCCTTTTTCAATATCCTTCATTATCTTTTCAGCCATGCCCTTAACCAACAATTCAACTGCTTCTAATTCATATTCTTCATCAGTTTTTAATATAGAGAATTGAGGCAACTGTTCTGCAATACCCAATTCACGCTCCTTCAATTCAATAGCCTTTAGTAATATATCATTGGCCCTAAGTAATTTATCTATCGTACTCATAATATCACTCTAAAAAGAATACTGTTTCTTTACATATATTAATTAATTCTTCCGCCTCTTGCTTTAGTAAATCATATTTAGCCTTAATGTCTATATTAGCCCCTGTTTCAGCAATAAGAACGGTTTGGTCGTCAGCCCTTAATACTTCACACGCTACCAATTTTGTAGCGGCATCACAAATAACACCCGAAACTCTTGCTTCACCAGCAATATATGTAACTTTAATTGAATTATTTTCACTATAAGGGAAATTGGTTCTAAAGAATACTCTCCCCTCATTATTAATAGACCACCAATCGCCCATCCTTTTCATTTCTTCCTCGTCAGTAAAAGCCCCTACTGATATTCCCTCACTAGAAGAACTTACACTAATAGAACAATTAGCCCCATCTTCGCCCAAAAGTTTTGATGTAACTATTACCTTTGTATTATCTTCACTATCAACAGTAGCATAGAAAAAATCACTAATGTTTCTTGTCGGAGAACCCGCATTATCTTGTAATGCTTTAGAACTAGTAGCGTTAGTAATAGTAGCAGTATCATGGGGGAACATCTCATTAATCAATGAAACTATTTCCTGTGCCGCAGTTTTATTACCATAAGAAGTATTCCACCTACTACTAAGAGTACCCGCTTCTAAATCAAAAGCCAACCCACTATTCGGCAAAGTTAGAGTAATAGTAGTTTCTAAACCGGAAGCAGTAACAACATCACTATATGTTCCAACAGTAATAGAAGCAGAAGCAGAAGCCAAGTTTTTCCAATGGTTTCCTTGCCAAACTTCTAACCTCAACACCTTTCTAATGTTAGGTCTATCCAATTGAACAAACCCCACATAGTCATGGTAATATCTATTTGAGTATGTCCTTCCTGTAAATTGAAAGTCATGCACTTCATCTTCAAATAATAACGGCCTAAAAGAATTAGCCGTTTTAATATCAATATAAGATTCTACTCTCTTAATGTATTCTCCTATTTGAGAATTAGTAGGGTTGGTGCTACCTGTAAAGTCGGGTATTTGTAACAAATCAGCCACCAAACTATCATTAGTATAATAACCCTCACCTAAAGTATAATTAGGGTTTATAACAGAATAATCCGAGGGAGAAGAATGTTGAGCCATTTTATTCACCTAAACTCCTTTTAACTTCTTCTAATTCTCTCCAATGTCGCCCCAACAAATGAACATACCCCTTTCTTGTAGCATTGTATCCCTTATCTCTTGACTCTTTACTATCTATTTTACTCCAAGCAAATGTTGATTGCTTGGGGTTTATCACATTGGCTAAAGTGCCGCTTTTTGACCCTGCTATTGAACCTAAAGCCGCAGTATCTATTTCTTTTTGGTGTTCTACACCCACCTTTAGAGAAGATATTACTGAATCCCCCTTATTTTTTAATGGTACATTCATGTTAAAAGTAATAATAGATTGATAATTAATGGTTAAAGCCTCCTTAAAATTTTGCTTTAATATATCATACAACCTCTCCTTAACTACCCCCCTTACATAATTCTCTCTTAATACCGCATCACTTTCTGCTAAACCTTCGGGTGGTGCCCCTTTAACGGGTTCATTTTCATAATCAATATATGACTGAACATTTTGCCCATATTCTTCTGAACCCATTGATTTGCCCCCTTCCCAACCATCCTTATTCGTGGTTTTTATTTCACTTAATGTTTTTTCATAATTAGGTGTAGGGACAACAGTATCCTTTTTAGGTTCATTTGAATCCTTCCACCCCACTTTAGCCTTCGGAAACTCTTGTTCCCATATAGGAGTCAATAATTCCTCCTTCACCTCCATTTCCAAAAAAACTTCTGCTTGATTCATTTTACTAAAGTCGCTTTTTAATCGCATTTTACTCCAATCAACAGAACTTTCAAACTCATCTTCGGACAACATTCTACGCCCACTTAATAGTTTCTCTTGGTCTTTATCTAAATCAATTTTGCCCATTTTGAAAGGGTAATTATCCCACCCACTATTGCCTGTTAAAATATTAGATAATGTTAAATCCCTTACCTCAGCATTCTTACCATCTACATCATAATGATGGTCTGCATCTAAGTTTAACTTTTCAATAAATTTCATATTACCTTCTTCTGTAACATAATTATCCACTAACTCACCAATCGTTTCCTCTTTAATATCCTCCATTATAGTAGTAAGGCGACTCAGTAATTCGTTTTCATCACGCTCAACCCAATCTAAAGAAGTGGCTAGATTAATAGTATTAGAACCAAGATTAATTAACTCGTTGGGTAAAGTATCTAAATCTACTGAACCCAAGCGGTCAATAGGTGTTTTTTTCCTCTTTTGGGCAAGGTTTTCCATCAAGTATTTACCTACCAATTGAAGTAACAATTCTTTAGTAATATTAATTTGCGTACCAAAGAAAAACCCCTTCAACATCTAAATCACCTTATGCTAACCACTTTGCCCAAGCCGCCGCCTTAGCAACCTTTTGGCCTAAATGTAATCCACTTTGAGGAGGAGTATAAGTTATTTGGCCCGTAGCAGGGTCATTCCAATAGGGGTTATTATATTGGTCGTAGCCCATTGGTGCAACAGGATAGCCCGATTGATTATTCATGGCCATTTGTTGTTGTTGCATTTGTTGATTCATCCCACCCATTTGAGGTTGCCCTTGTATATTCATAGGTTGTTGCATAGGTTGTTGTTGCATTTGTTGTTGTGGTGTAACGCTTGAAGGTGCAAAACCCTGTGATTCTAAATACGATTGTTTAGCCATCTTTCTTTGGGCAATCACTTCACTATTAATTGCGGAAGCAAGAAGATTCTGTAAATCTAAATCTATATTTTCTCTTGTTATTTTCTCAAAATCCGACAAACAACTTTGTACTAGGGTAATACTATTACTCGTAGTGTTTAATGTAAACTCTAATTTGCTTAACATCTGACTAACCGTAGATTCTATCGTATCTTCTATTAGTTTTTCCAATGCCGCTAAAAACTCAACACCGTGATATTCAAAAAATTCCTCAACAGGGTTTTCCTGTAATGTCAATAGATTATTCACCGTTCTAAAAGTATGTTCTTGTTGGGTTTGAAACCCTTTATTCATCGTTCCTGTTCCTACCATTTTTATTCCTCCTTTTGTTCAATATAAGGTATTATTTTTTGTATTTGATTTAGTTTACCCTGTATTTCTACCATTAGTCTTGTGTATTGTTCCATAGCGTTTTCTGTCGTGCCTTGTGGTGGGCTAATAGCCCAACCTGCGCCAATTAGGGTAGACATTTCAATCGGGCTTAAAGTCTGCACAGGGGCTCTCCTTAAAGAAGGCATTCTTGCTTTAGGTATAAAAGCCCTAAACTCTATCCCGTTTTCCTCAGCCAAGATTTTCTGTTCTAACATTTCAAACTGCTTATGATACCCTGCGTGTTTAGGGCAAAAAGTACCCTTTAATGGCCTACCCTTTGTTACTTCGGATAACGGTAAAGGTGGCCTCATTGGGTCGGAAATATCCCAACGGTGCATTGACCCACATACAATACAAGTATCCCTCAAATTAAACTTAAAACCATACTTAATGAATAACAACTTCTTCTTCTCCGGTAATAAACACCATCTTAATTCTTTCAATTGTTTCTTGGGCTTAGTTTGAGAGAAATAAAACTCCCCTACCGGCCCTCCTGACCTACCTAAACTTTTAGTCAAGTTTTGCACAGTCATGTTATTTTGTATTATGTTTGCGTTATATCCTATTGTCATATTTACCACCTTCATTAATAATCTTTAATTATTGTCATTACGCCCCTGTAAACCATTTCGGGGTCGGATTTGGCTGAAACAATATACTTATGTGTAGGAATCCCCATATCATTGAGTTTATTACAACCCAATTTGAAAGGTGAAAATATAGGGTGTTTATCCATTGGCCCGTCATGTTCATATTTACCCTCCCATAAATCATATTTGTTTGCCCATATTGCTATTGCTTTCGGATAATCATGCGGCTTCTTTTTTTTTATTTTCTTCCCCTTACGCCAAAACTCATCTGTTATTATTTCTACTAAATACTGCCACGCCAATTGGTTTTGCATATTATATGGTTCGCTTAAATGAGTATCATCTATAACAAAAATAACATATTGAACCTTCCTTTCACGCATATCCCGTTTCCATTCATTCCAATACTGACTTTGCCCACCAACATCCGATGCCCTTATGGTGCGTGAATCGCCATCTATTTTAACGATTTTCCTTGTAGCCCTTTGTAATCCATCTGTTCTTTTTGATACATTAGCCACTTCTCCTCTTGTTCTCAATTGTTTATGTAAGGTGGTTTTCCCCACTTCACCAGCACCATAAATACCAAAATTAATTGCATGGATTTTTTTGTAGAAACCCATAATTAATTCGGCACACACAATAGTAAATCCGGCAACGACTGACACATTTAATCACACCAAATGTTTCAACCATTCAAATACTCTACCGAATATATTAAACCCTATTGAACCTATTATATTCCCTACTAAAAAGGACATTACCGATAAAGTAATACCCCACATATAAAACCTAATCTTCAAAAACCATATATCTGCACTATGGGCTCTTGTCATATCATAAGCCATAGATTGCTCATCAACGCCCATTAAATCGGGAAATAAACCCATGAATATCACTACTGCTCAATCTTAGCCAAAAACTCATTTGACACTTCATCGTATGAAGGGGTGGGGTAATTAGCAGGGGCATTAGGATATTTCCTCAAAGATTCACTTATTTTGTTTCTTTGTTGTTCTTCTCTTGCTTTTTTTTCCCAATACATTCTAATTTTTCTATCCAATAACCATAATTCCATCTTATCATTCATAATCAAATCAAAAATAGCCTTTTGAGCCATAATCAAACCAATAGAAATTAAACTGAAAAGTACCGCATGAGAAAGAGCATTCCACGGTAATTCTATCCCATAAAGAGAGTAGAAATATACATTCATGCCACACATAGCACCTACAAAAAGAATAGTCATAACTAACCTAGTATCTTCATTTATTGCCGCCATGAAATCACCCTAAGAAAACTCCACAGTAAAGCCATGATTGCCCGAACCCGTAGGAGTGGTTACAACTGCAAAGAGCCCTTTTTGACAAAGAACACCATGCATATCATATTCAAAACTACCATCTTCAACTCTCATTCTTGCTACAATCGTTCCCGAACCAGCAGTATTATCGTACACAATACACTCTGCTACTGTTCCTGAATCAGCGTACCCATGAATGCTAATTAATTTTCTTCCGCTTGAAGCGATTGCTATTTGACCGTTTCCGCTTGCCCCACTTGTTTCTGTTAATTCACCACTACTTCTACATACCATTTTATCAACTCCGCCACTTTTTAATGGCCTTCACCAATTAGGCGACAACGCCCCTCATTTATTAAATGTGGGTTATTCTTCGGTATTTTCGGAAGTATCTTCTTCCTCTTTAAGAGGGAGAGCCTTCTCAACAGTAGATTTTACCTTTGAAGATAGGCTTTTCTTCTTAATTGAATCGGGATTAAGTACCTTTTTAGCCTCCTTAATGGATGAAACACCTAAAAGGCGAGGTAAGTGCTTAAGTTTCCTATCACTCAAACCTCTAACTTCGGAGGCACTTAATTGTACCTCAAAAGAATCCGAACCGGCAAACGATACTGCAAAATTAGCATCCAAATCATTAACAGGAACATTTCTCTTAAAATGCACTCCACCAATTATTCTGCCGCCTCGTACACCTTTTTTCACTAAAGTTACGATAGCCATTAAATCACCTAAATACGACCCCAAACCCGAAGTCTAATCATGCCTACATCATCTGTTGCACCTGCTTCTGCGTTAGTACCATCCAAATCAGTAGCGAGAACCTTGAAAGACGATGAGGAAGTATAATCTCCCGAAGCATCTAAACCAATTGATGCTACATAACCCGTAGCACCGACACCCATTTCTTGACCTGTAATTGTCGCCGCAGTAATTGTGGTTAATCCCAAATTAGCCGCACTAATAGTTTCGCCCAATGGGGTATAAGAGGTAATGTTCGCCAAAACATCTACTACATACTCATCACCAACCACAGAAGGTTTTGAAACCCCCTTGTGGTCGGCAACTATTGTTATTGTTACTGTCATTAAAAACACCTCATTGAATGTTGGTAATTTTACCTTGACCCTTAAAGAAAGAACATCCGGTTTCGCCCATTGTGCGATACATTCCACGATTCCCAAGTGTACCAATTCCGAATGGGTCGCCATGAGAAATACCACTTTCAAAGTATTCAGTAGGTTTCATAACTGAAAGCCATAGATGGTCGGTATCTAAAAAGAGCATATCCGATAATTGTGTGCTAGCCAATCCGCTTGAAGGCATATCCTTTGCGGCAATAAGAGGAATATCGTAGTATGTTGCTACTCTAAATCCTACTTCTTGACCCTTAATTCCACGAACACCATTATGTGTAGGAATAATTTCTTTTCCGTCAATGAATCTTTCTTGACTCTGCAATAGGTCTGCAATTGCTTGGATAGTATCATATCCTGTTAAGATACATTTTGGTGTACCGCCGTTGGTTCTCAAATTTTGAATCATGTTATTCAATAAAGTAAGGGTTAATGGGCGAACATCAGCCGCCGCATAAGAATCACCATAATCTACTTGAGAATCCATAAAGGAAGCATTAAAAGCATTACCCACTAATTGGCGAGAAGTATTCCCATACAATTGTGAGAAATCGGTTGTTAACCCACCTGTTGAAGAAGTAGAAGTTAACCTTGCATGAATTGTAGCATCAACCATAGCCTCATGTTCTGCACTTGAAGCAATTATCTTCATCAAAGAAGTATAATTTCTTTCAATACCAGCATAATTAGTATCGTCATAATTTTCAAGGGGCATAACCAGCATAACTGATTGTGTTTCAGCGTGAAATTTGCCCATATCTTCACGAATAAGGGCTCTTAAATCTCCTACACCATCATCAATCTTAGCCATTTCACCAGCCAATTCCGAATAATCAAACATATGAGCAACTGTCTTTGGGCTCATATAAAGAACATCGTATGTTGGGGCTAAAGGTTGTAATCCAGCCGAAGCAAGACCGTGGTTTTCATCCACTCCACCAATTTCATCAGCGTTTGGTGCCGCCATAGCATTACCAGCCGCATAACTTGTTGAACCCAAACCAAAAGCCGCACCACTACCACCAGCAGGGCGACCTGTCATAACTCTCCACCCGCTACTTGTGTAGGGTTTCTTAGGAAGAATACTCAAAGGGTTTACTTCTTGATTTAGCATAGACCATACTTTTTGGCCGTATAGAACATTGTATAGGTTGGGGGTTGAACTCCAAGCCGTTCCGTTAAGAGCAGTAGCACTATCATGGCCGGTGTGAACACCAGCAACAAGGCCACCTGCTTTTAATAGGTTATTCCCTGCAACTCCATAGGTTGCGTTTTCTAAGTCTTTCAATGTATTAATATATTTTACCATAATTTTCACCTCTATTTAATTCCCAAAGGAAACTTAAATGCCTCCCGTTAATTTATCCAAAGTGGAATGAATGTCGCTCCAATCCATTTTAGAAATATCATCAAAAGTAGGTAATTGGGAAGCCACTTGTTGTTGCTTCATAATTACTGTTTCTTTGTCGTCTTTAATTGCGGAAAGTAATTCGCTAAATTGTTTCTTCAATTCGTTAACTTCCAACTGAGCATCATAAGACTCTTTAGATTGGCGAGCCTTCTTAACACTCAATTCTTTTTCAAGGCGAGTTTCAAAGGTAGATTTAATGTCTTGATAAGCCATTTTTTCCATCTGTTCAGCCTTAAATTGAGAATAAGCCTTTTCTAAATTTTCTTCGCTTAGATTCAAAGACGGAGTATCACCATCGTATGCCTTTACGGTTACTGTATTTTCACTCACATTAATTTGCGGATGCTTACTTCTTGGCGTACCATCGTGAATTACTTCACCCGTTTCATCAGGATTTTCCGCACCATAGGCTAAATCTGTCTTTCCAACTTCTTCTTCATTCGTTCCTTCACCAGCAGACATATATTCCATGTCCTCGCCTTCGCCTTCTGTGTCTAACAATTCTTCTGTCATATTTTCACCTTCATTTTTTACTACTAAATCGTGCTCTGCGGCCATTTGTTTGAAATCTTCTTGAGAAATACCTGCTCTCTCAACCACCCTTTGGGCTTCACCCCATGCTATTTCGCCCCCCATTACTGAGGCCAATTCAGCATTAATTGAATCTACCGTTGGTGTTTTACCTCCTAACATATCTTCCAAGTTATTAGGAAGGGCCGTTTTCTCTACTCTGTCGTTTTCTATTTGTTTAATTAATGTATTAATCTCTTGTAATGCGTTGTCTATATTCATAGTTTCACCTTTCTCTTGTTTGAGAATATCAAATTTTGCCTCAGCGTTAATACCCTTTTCGCAAATGGTAACTTCATGTAATTCTAATTTACTAATTTCATTATAATCACCCAAATCTTCATGGGTTTTTTTCTTCTTATGAATTGCTTGTCCTCCAATACTAAAAGAACGCAACCCTCCATTTCTAATACTCCTTGAAACCTCTTTAGCCTTTTCTATATCATCTCGCAGTTTAATAACCACAAAGAAACCTACATCATCTACTTCGGTTTTCCATATCTTACCCGATGAATCCCTATGTTCTTTAACCACTTCTCCAACTTGAACATTAGAATGGTTAGACATAACATTTCTATACCGAGGGACATTCATAAACTTCTTTACTGCATCCCCAAGAGCATTAAGAGTAATTAAATCGTTTTGTTTATCTACCATTTCAATAGAGGCATAACCAGCAATATGTAAATTATCCGATTTAAGGATAGTAAAGTCTGCAAAATGATTAGTGCCTGTAAAGGGCCGAATCAAGGTTGCTCCTATCGCCATTAAAACCTCTTAAACCACGATGACTATATAAAAGAAATCATGATTTATAGGTTTTCAAAGGATAATTGAGCGTATTTACCTTTTCTAAAATCCCATTTTCCTTCATCACTTTTAGGATTAACAGGCTCATTAACAAAAGAAGTAAAGGCTAACCATTTATCTTCTCCTCCTATGGGCACTACCCTCAAATGGAGTTTAGTTTCAAATTTCTCCCCTTTCAAAAAATATTCATGATACCCCTCTCTTTGTACACCTAAAGTAATGTCGCCCTCATCTACCAACTTTTCTTTTGATACAGTAGATTGTACCTTAGCAGGGTATCTACCCGCCTTACCAAACAAATCAAAAATATTATCATCTTCTTCTATTTTAATTTCCCAACCTAATTTCTCATTATTAAGAAGAAAAGTCAAAGAAAGGTTCTCATCTTCTCTTTTGTATAGTTTGAACTTACCATCTCTATATTCATCGGGGGTTTTATATTCTCCTTTCTCAATTATTTCTTCATTAGCCGAATAAGTGTGTTGTCCCTCAAATGATATTTCTTCTGCTTGGTTAGTTAAATACTGTGATAATTTTTTACTACTACCATCAAATACTTCTTGATAAATAGCATTAGCCTTGTCATTTCTCTCTATACTATCAAGTATTTTAGCCAAAGGTAATTTATTATTACTCTCCTGTTGTATAATGTTTTTAATAAAAACTCTTAGGTAGCCTTTCTTTTCTTTCATTATACTATCTATCTGTTCCTTCCAAATATCAATATCTAATAAAGCATTCTTAGCCATTAAATTATCTTCTTCAAAACCATATATTGTAAATCCCTTATACTCCGACTTTAATATAACCCCCACTTCACCATGAGAATCATCACTAACAGTATAACCTTTTTCTAACGCCTTCACCTTATATTGTATGGCTTCTTTTTCACCCGCTAATAATTCTAAAGTTATTATTTTATCGGGGCTTTCCACTTCGGGAATCTCAATCACCTTAGCCGAAAATACCCTAATTTGCCCCTTCTTATTCTTTTTAACTTCATCCACCTTTACCCTTACTATTGAACCTATTTCTACATCCACCTTAGTATTAAGTGCCTTACCTACATTTAGATAATAACGGTCATTAACCTTTTTATGTTCTAATTTTCGTGATTCTTCAATACTTAATGGCCCTGCACCTAAAGTATAAGACTTCAAGTTAGAAGCAGTTTCTTTTTTATCTATAACCATTAAATCTAAATCAACAAACTTCTTCCACTTAATCCACTTTGGGTTTTTCTTAGTACCAACAAAATAAGTAGAAGTTAAATCCTTTATTACTACCCCCTCCGAAGTAGGTATTTCCATAATTTCCTTAGCATAACCCTCTATTTCTTCCAATGAATGAGCAATCCTTGTATCTTGTTTAGACGGGAAAGCCAAAAAATCATGTGAATGTGGAGTGTAGTTTTGCATAAGTATTTGTAATCTTTCTTCCAAATCAACCTCCATCAATTCTCTATCATTGTGCCTCATTATATCAAACACATGTATCTTAATAGTCATATCTTTATTCGCATCCTTGAACACCCTTGCTATTGCTTTAGCCCTTGATAGAGGCTTTTCACCATCAAACAACATTAATTCACCATCTAAAATACATTCACCAAACTTCTTATCCTTTAGTATTTTAACTGCTTCTTCACATTTATCGGTAATATCTTTATTATTATATGAGAAAACAGTAACAGTATCACCTATTTTATGTAATTGAACACGCATACCATCGTATTTCTCCTGCACTACCCATTCACCCGTAAACCCCTTTAATTCTTTAATGTCATCAATGTTGAAAATACGATACATTGGTTTATTAGGCACTATAAAATCCATGCTTGCTTTTTTTTCAGCCTTAGAAATATCCGCTAATTTTCTCCACCCATCTTCCCCATGTGAAGCAGTAAAGGTTTCTTTCAAGAGGGATATAGCCCCCTTTATTTTAGGTTTAACCATCTTAGTGTCCTTACCTTCCCCATAATGTTCAATGAAATATGACCCAATATCATCTAAATGTAGGTCTAAACCCCTATATCCATCCGTAATAACATCACCTTTAGGCAATAAGTTTTCCCAAGACTCATTGGGTAGAGCCCGTTCATCCGTTCTTGTAGCCCAATGTATAAAGGTAGCCAATAGGTTTTTATCCGCCATCAGTTTCTCAAATGTTTCTTCCTTAAACTTTTTTCTAAAGGGGTCTTTGATATACTTACTGTCAAACCTTAATGTTTTTATTGCACCATAAACATTCCTCGCAGAATTAGATTCGGGGTTTTTAACATCATCCGACTCTAAATCCTTTTCAGTAATAGTGTCTTGTAATACTCTAGCCAAATCATCTATATCATTATAGGCTTCTCTAACTTTCTCTACCCTTTTACCCCAATCTTTACTATAAGATGTAGGGTTTTCTCTTGCTGAAAGATAATCAACCCTAACACCTTCAAATAGACGCTCAATCTGTCTTGACAAAACAGAAACATCTTTTTCAAAAATACCAGAAAGGGGCAAATGAAACCACCTACTCTTTTAATACATCATCCAATTGATTCTGTAATGATTCAATGGTGATGTGTTTTACCGTAGCATCAAAAAGATAATCTTTCTTATCTTTATTCCACTCACTTGTTCCATCCATTGGGGTTGTCCTACTCATTGACCCTCTGTCCTTTATCTTTTCTCCCTTTTTATTTTCGGGTTTTATTTCCTTACCTGCTAAATCATCATCATTGGGTAATCTATCTTTATCAGCCACTTGGATAGGGCTTTTTTCTTCACCACTAGTAACATTATTATATTCGGCCACTTTAATTTCCTTTAATTTTTTCATAATTTCTTCCACATTCATGCTCTCCCCTCCATTTGTGCTACCATGTTATTAATATCTTCCCAACTCATTTTTGCTATCGCATTAGAATCAGGCAAACCGTCAGCAGTATGGCTTATTGAAGGCACAGGGCCATTAACTTTAACCATCCCCGACTTAACTAATATATTGTCGCCATCGTACACATTCTTTTCTAATTTTTCAATCTTTTCCATTAACATTTTAATTAATGTTATTACTTCTTCATTTACTGTCATTCTTTGTTCAACCCCTTGTTTTTAGGATATATTATTTGTCTAATTTGTCTATATAATTCCTCATATGTTTTTCTTAATTTAGCCGCAGTAGCAATTACATCAACATTCTTCTCACTAAAAGTCTTTACTTTCTTAGTTAATCTTTTATCTGCCTTAATTAAATCTAACTCTTTAAGCATATCTACTAACTCCCCCAACTTGGTAAAGTCTTGCCCGAAATACTCCGTTGGTTCAGCCGACTGTAAAGTTTTCTTTAACTTTTTCTTCTGTTTTTCATCTAAAGTATCAAGAATAGCACTATTCTCTTTTCTCAAAATATTTTCCCAAGTCATTATTATTCACCACTTCAATATTTATTCCCCATCGGGGTTCGCACCATATTCATCATCCGAAACATACTTCTCGTCTGTAACAGTTTTCTTATCTTCTAAAGAATCTCCAAGTGTGCGCCCTTCATAATCAAGCACTTCACCCAAATTACTCTTACCAGCAATTGGTAGAATTTTCTTCTTCTTAGGTCTTTTAATAGTTTTTTTCCACACTTTCATAAGGTGCACATCGGAAGCCGTTTCATCATCAAAAGCGGCAATAAAAGCCAATCTATTCTTCTCTATTGGTGATTTGAACTCAAGACCACTTCCTAAAAACCCAATAAGTGTAGCCTTTTCTCTACTACTAACTTTCTCTTTTTGGGCAGTTAAAGGGTTAATCCACTCCGAAGTATCTTCGGCGTTTGTTTCAATTAAAGCCTCAATAGATACGGCCAAATCTTCTGAGGAAGTTTCATTCTCCGACTTTAATTTCTTCGCCAAGAAATATTGCCTTACTCTTTGTTGTAATGGGTTTAATTCATTATAGGGCGTAAGTTTATCTTTACTCTTAACATTTATCTTGGCATATAGTTTATGTCCTTTATTAATAATTTCAAGAACCTTACGCTTCTCATCAGCAGGGATAACCCCTACATATTTCTTCAGCACATCATGGTTTATTTTGAGCCACTCATCGGAAAACTTCTTCCCTCCTTCTTTGCCCTTGATAGAACCGACCATCTGTTTTAATTTATTATATTCTTTCTCTCCTTCCATAGCATCGTCATATTTTGCTTTAAGGGTTTTATATTTTTTCATTTTTTTATTATGGGTAACTTTTATCCTCTCTTGTTTTAGCCTATGTGCGTGTTTTATCTTATGGAGAGCGTCTTTATATTCTCTATCACTCCCATAATTCTCTCTCAATGGTGCTTCAAACTCAATAGGTTCGGGTTCATCGGGTTCAGTAGGTTCAATAAACTTACCTTCCGCATCACGCCTTATTCTGTTTTCTCTTAACAAATGCGATTGTATTTTAGAACCTCCACTCTTTGAACCATCATTTTTTGATTTACCGCCAATATTTCTACCTATTGCTCTACGAACAATTTCCCTTAAAGTAGTGTCTTTCACTTTACTATCCAATATTTCTTCCAAGTCAATTTTTATACCATTTAATTTTTGAATGGTTTTATTTAGGAGAACAGAAGATGCTCTTTTTTTATTTTCTTTTTTAAGATTTTCCACCGCTTCATCAATTTCCCAAAAATCCAAATCTTTCATAGTGAATTTTCTCTTACCCCCCTTAAATAATTTAACAATTTTTTTCCTAGTAATTAATTCTGTTACTCTATTTGCATCATCTAATATACTCTGCAACCCTTTTTTCAATGAGGTGTATGTAGTAAGGGCAATATGTTCCCTTCCCTTTCTTTTCCCTTTCCTTTGTGCTTCTTCCTCTGCTTTCCTCCGAATAACAGACAATCTTCGCTCAATAGAAGTCTTAATCCTTTCAATCAATTCCCTATCATTATCTCCCTTATATCTACTAAAAATATCCTTCAATTTTGAAAGGTTGGCCTCCTCTTGTTCCTCTGTACCTTCGGGTGCAGGTTTTCCTCCATGACTTAGGAAATAAGATGCAGTAGGTTTTTGCTTTGGGTCAAGAGCAAATTTTTGCCCCGTTGTTACTTTCGGTTCATCCGAACCATCTGCTTTCCTCCCACCTAAAACATTAGGAGAAGAAAACAACAATTTATCTTCTGCACTTATATTACTAAAAAATTCCTCCAAATCCTCCTTCAACTTCTTGTTTTTTATTGTGCTTAAATATTTTGAATCTGTAAATTTTATTTTCTTATCCCTACTACTTGATTCATCATTTGGTGAAGTGTGTTCGTGTATTTTAGGTAGAAGGGGTCTACCCTCCTTCTCTCTCTTTTTATTCTCAGCCTCACGCTCTTTCTTTCTTTTCTCTTTTTGCTCCGCCGTCAAAGGTCTAGTATGTTCTTGAATAAAAGCCGTTAGTGAAACAGTATCTATTTTTTTAGCCTTGTATTCCTTAATTACACCCTTTATCTCCTTTATCTTTTCTTGTAAATTATATGCCTTAAGAGGTGTCCCTGTCTGCGACTTAAGTTTTTCCGCTAATTCTTTTTTATGGGCTACTTGGAGTTTGCCTAATTCCTGTATCCAATTCTTACCAGAAGGTGCCTTAATACCTCGCTTCCACTTGTCAGTAGCAACTTCTATCTCTTTCTTATATTTTTCTTGTAAAGCAGTAATATCAACCATTTCACTATAATCACCTAAACCACTAATAATTTCTTCAAGCGATACTATCTGTTTCTCAAACTGTGTAATTGCCCATTTTTTCCATGCTTCTAACTCAACTATACCCTTCTTTTCTTTAAGTTTATTAAGAGTTTTTTCAAGTTTCTCACTCATATGTTTTAATATGTTTTCTTCTTCTTTCAATTGCCCCTCATACTTTATTAATAATTTTCCTAATTCATCTACTAATTTATGCCAAGATTCAATATCACTAATATGCACTTCTTCAAAATCAATAATATCCGCCACAATACCCTCTTTATCCCCTAAAATATTCTCATCCACGGTTTTCTTTCCTGTCTTTCCCGATGTCCCTATATGAACCAAAAGGGATTCATCTTCTTCATCCTCATACAATACCTTCTTGGGGATAACCCTTCTTGGTATGCCCCCCATGAAATCCTGTTCTGTGGTTGTATTTTCTCTCTCCTTTCTCTCTTTCTCCTTTCTTTCTTTTTCTTCTTTCTCCTTATTCTTCTTATCCTTTTCCGTGGTCGTTACCTCAGATTTAGGGGCGGGAGCAGACACATTTTTATCATATTTGGGGTTTTCAACATACCTAAACTTTTTCGCATTAGAATCCCATATTTGTATCACTTTTTCATAGGGTTTTGATAGTTTCACTTCTAAAGGTGTATTATTTAATGGTCGCTCAAATCTTGCTAATGATTCGCTTACTTGTTTAACATACTTAAAATCATCTTCTACATCAGCCACTACCGAATCAATTTCTTCAACAATACTTTCTTGTTGTGCAATAAGGTTTAGGTGTAGTTTAATTTCAGGTAAGTTAAACATTGGGTTAATCTCCCTCTTAAGCAACACCTCATCATAATATACTTTGGCTAACACAAATGGGTTATTTGTACCCATTAAATACGCTTTGAGCAAAGTCAAGCAACCCACCCCCAAGTATTACCATTATCGCCCCGTTCTACAATCATATAATTATCACTACGCTTAAGGTATGCTATTAACCCACTCTTATCATAGTGTGCGAATGAACCCATTTTACCTTCTCTCCTCAACTCATGTGCTTTAGCAAAAGTTACGCTAAACAATGCCCTTGCTGAAAAAACATCCATATCTTTAGCCACTCCATCAATCATATTTTGTAATCTCGTAGTGCTCTCCACTTTCCAAGCCTTGAGAATACCCATCCACATATTACCACTTATTTTCTGTTCTTCTTTGTTTAGGAGGCATATGAATAACATTAGGTATTTCGGAAGCCTTTGGTTTTAACCATTTTTTCTTCGGTAAAGTTATTGGGCCCATGTCCCTATTTGTTTCAGTCTTACTCTCATTATAAGTTACTGCCTTTTCAGCCGCTTGCAACTCTCTCCTAATTTTTGCTAATTCATCTCTTGTTGTCATATCATCCAACTCTCCTTTCTGTCCTTTTATCTACATTATTATTTGCCGCTTCTTCGGGTAGACCGCTATTGCGGTTAGGTGGCCCTACACTCATAGAGGGTTTATTTCTTGTGGTTGCGGGGTTCTCTTGAGGTTTTGCCTCACCTTGAGTTAAGTTTCTCATCTGCTCATCTAAATCTCTTTGGTCTAAATTAGAACCAGCAAGGGGATTATTCCCCCCACCTCCGCCTTTTTCCCCCTCTCCTACGGGTGCTTTTTCTTGAACGGGTGGAGGTTTCTTAAAAATAAACTCCCCATCATCACCCATTTCTACTTCAAAGCCCAAGCCTTTAATAGAATTAGCAATATTTACTTCTATTTCTCTCTTTCTTAAAACAGCAATTTCATCTTCTTCTTCGCTAGGAGGTAATACTAATCTCCAATCAGTAATACCAAACTCTTTACATAACCACGGAAACACATACTTATTATATACATTTTGAGCCATTTCAACGGCCCTATTAGTAACTAAAATCTGCATACCTTCATTATTCAAACCTCCACTTGTTGAAGAATCAGCCATGAATATCTTACTTACTCCATAAAACCCTCCTATCCTATCTCTCAAATCTTCCTTAACTGAAACATAATCCATTTCTTTAAGGCTATCCATAAACTTAATCCATTCAACAGAACCTTTACCGTTATCCGCTTCTATACCCATAACAGGTATAAAATGGGGGTCTTCCTCCATCTTCTCTTTTACAGACCTCCAAAAGCCTCTCATGCTCTCCATATTTCTTGTTTGAACGGCCAATAAACCTCTCGGCATTCTACTTTTAGTGTAGGAAGTATTTACATAATTTTCCATAGCAAGTAAAGTAGTTATGTGCTTAAATAAAGTTACAACAGGGGATTGCCCATAAAGCCTACTCGGTGAATACTTACTGAAATGTAATACTTCACCCCTAATAAAATACTGTTCTTCCCCATTCACTCTATTAACATAATGAACGGGATGTAAAATCTCCCCCGAATCGGGATGACACTCATGTTCATCAGCCGTCATTATAGACCTATCATGCAGGGCAGTAAATCCCTTAGTACCTCTTGAACCCGTTTCATCAGCATAAATAGTCATAGTTATGGGGTCGCCCCTATATATTTCTTTAATTTTATGTAGTTTAATTTCACCATTACCATCCACATAATACTCTTTAACCAACATAATATACGCATCATCCATAATATTCAAATCATCTTCCAATTGCCTCAGCACATCAATAAATAATTGTTCGGAGGAATTGATATATGAACCAAACATTTCATTAACATACTCTAATTGTTCAGCACTAGGTTTCCTTAGATTACTACTATCACATTGATTACAGGTATCCACATGATTATCATGTTCCTTTTTACAATCTTCACACTTAAGAACAAAAGCCTTCCTCCATTCATACCCTCTCCTAAATACTTCATTTTTTAACTGTGTAGTGCATGTCCTAACAATTACTGAACTGTTCGCCACTTCATAAAGAATAGGGGAACTCATTATTAATGAATCGGCCCTCTCTTGAATACCCATTTGAAATACTGTTCTATCAGCAGGTATAGGGGTTCTCTTTCTTAGAAAACTCTTAATTGAAAAACGCTTCTTAGCCATCTAAGCCACCACTCCCGCTTGCTCTATACCATCCATAATACCCATTTTATTATTCCCTTCTAATTTAGAAATAACTTCCGCATCAATCCCATACGGTGAAAAGTCAAAACCCACATGGTCTTTATGATTATACCACTTCATCAACTTAAATAATTCTTCTATTCTTGGTTTAGCCCAATCTTGCTTTTTATGTTCCTTCTTAATCCTTATTAATTCAAGTAAAGTATCGGCCTGTTCACCCTTCATTCTAAAAAAGGGCCGACATTTAAGTAACAATTCCCTAACATCATCCTGAGAATAAAAATTAAGCCGATTAACCGGCCTTGTATTTTGGGGGGATTTTTGGTCTAGGTGCAGTTTTCCTACCCCCAAACTCTTGTGCATCTCAACCATAAATGCCTTACCCCTATCGCCCGTAGCAACCAACCCGACTCTTGGGTTGCCCTTTTTATCCATAGTAATATACCCATCAGAATCAATAAAGGCCGCAGTATAAGCATACAAATCCTTCTTTATGCTCATATCCAATTTATAATATCTACCATCTATATTAGTAAGGTTAATCTTATCACTCATTTTAGATATTATAAAAGGAGAAGTTTTTCTAAACATTTTCAACTCCATCGTTTCATGTATTTCTCTTGCCGATATACCTTGATTCTCACTCACTTTTTTGATAACATACTCCTCAACCTTTTCACTAAAGTTTTTCCTAATAGATTGGTGGGTAATGTTCTTCAATATACTTGTCAATTCCTTTTTAGCAGAGGTTCTACTCTTACTCAAAGAAGCATATTCTTTACCATAGGGAACCCCCTTAATATCTAAATCAGCCTCCCAAAACTTACAGACTGAATCTATTACCTTTTGTCGGGTATCTCCATCTTTAATACTATAAATCTTTTTTAGGTTCTTTTCATCACCTTTCATTTTAGTCAAAGGGCTCTTGTATTTTTTAACCCAATAAATAGAATCCACGCACTTCCCCAAATAATCACCATAAGCGTACACCAAAGTATCAATAGATTTAGACATATTATCCCTATTATCGCCCTTTAGTTTCCGCCTATATTTTCGCATATCTTTAACTATATCGGGAATATATTTATCTTCCACTTTATATTCCATCGGGTATTTCTCAAGGTTCTTTTTCGCCTCCGATAAATTAATTTGAAACTTCAAACACATTCTCTTAGCGATTTCATGTTCATCAATAATGGGTTGTGATATTAACCACTTGTTAAGGTTCTCCATTTCTTCTGTAAGGCGTTCTTGTTCATCAGCGTTATCCGCCAATTCCCTAATTTTATCACCCTTTTCGCCCATTTTTACTCCCCCTAAATGTTCAAACCTAATACTCCGCCAATGCCCATAGGAGCATCTTGAGCACTACTGCCGAATATATCCAAGTCGTCTAACAATACAAAGGCTTCGGTCAAAGAATGAGTAGCCGCATTAGCCAAAGCAAGAGCCATTACCAAGTCGTCATGTGCTCCTACCCCCTCAAACTTGCCCCTATCTGTAATACAGAACATAGACAATTCATCAACAATATTACCACTAACTCTACGGCTTTCTTCATTACCCATAGGAAATACTATTTTGTGGTTCTCTATATTCATCTGCAAATTAAGTATTATTTCTTCCTTCCTCTTTCTTGTGGTAGTAAAATCCCTAACATTCAAATCAGTAATATTTCTCAATTCTTGGGTAAATGATTTAGCAAAGGTGTTAGTTTCTAAAAATATAACTTCGGGGGAAAACAATTGCCCAATCAATTTTAATTTATTTATATTTTCTCTAAACTCTACATTCTTCTGCCTATCTATAAAGACAATGCGCTTATTCCTATCCTCATCTACTTCCAATACAAGGATAACATTGTAATCACCATCTGTTGAAATTGCAGGGTCTACCCCGACATAATAACTATACCCCTCTTTATGCCTACCACGCATTCTAACAATATCCTTTTTACCTAAATCCTTACAAGCATCTAAATGCTCATGGTTAAATAGTGAAGTGCCGGTTGAAATAGGGATACATAAGTATTCCCTTGTAAACTTCATTGACCCTACTTCTTCTTTCCTTCTCATTAGTGAATCATAATCCCATCTATCCGCCCACAATGCTTCACCCAATTGATTCAAACATGGGTATTTCCTAACCGTATAGGCGGCATTATCTTCTAACTCAGTAAATATATCAGTATAGGTAAAGGGCGTTCCTATCATTCTCAACTTAGCAGTATGATGGAGGGTTGGTATCATATCCCCAAAAAACCAATCTGTTACTTTACGGATAGCGGATAAACTAAACTCCTTCAACGGGTCGTCAATAATAATTTCTTGAGGGTGAAGCCCCCGAATCTGTGAACCAATTGACCTTTCCATAACTGAATTACCATTAGTTAAAGTTATGTTTCCTATTGCCCATCCTCTTGAAGGTTTGAATTGATGTAGGGCAGGGGCTTCAAATAATCTATCTATTTCTCTCATATGAACCATAGTCTGTTTATGGTTAGAAGATATGTATAAGAATTGATAGGGGGGTGGTTGAAAACATAGATTCCATACAACCCAACTGTGCATAAAAACCGATTTACCGTGGTCACGGCTACAAATAATTACTGTCCTATCAGTAGTATTAATCAACTCCAACCATTCTTGGTGAAAGTCGGCTAAATCATAACCCAACACTTCTTTGAAAAAATAAGGGAAAGAATTTTTTGACAATTCCATATCCATGTCATGTACAAAATCCATTTGTTTTATCTCCATAGTAAATCCTCCCATGACATTTTAGATATACCAAACTCTCTTTTCGCTTCGTTAATTAAATGTTCCTTTTCATTCTTAGAATTAACGGCAACCCCCATTAAATATTCTATGGCTTCACCAATTTGTCTACCCTTTAACCCCACATCTAATAAATCCCGCCCACTAACTGCTAACTCATTTCTTTTTGTAGGCATCCCGCCCCCCTTCATATCCTTTAATTTATCACTTAATGCCCCTTTACCTTGCGCCTTTAATAACGCATCAATATGTTGAATAACATAATCTAAATTAGCCCTATCTTTTAAGAATTGAATAATTGAAATGTTTGTAAAGGGTATCTTTTGAAAATCTACTACTGCTTGAATTGCCTTAGTATCTACCTTTGATACTTTCATTAAAGTTTGTATTGTTTCTCCTGCCGCTTCACCATAATCTTCTGCTAATAGGGCTAAAAATGTAGGGAATGCCTTTTTATCTAATTTATCCATCAATGGGTTACTTTTCCCCTTACTTAAAATTAAAGGCATAATTCCCGTTTCAATTAATAAATCTACACCGACTGTTGGTTTATTTGCCTTTTCAAACATCTTTCTAAATTCTTCTTGAAATCTAGTGGGGGAAACAGTAGTAATTTTTTTAGCATTCTTTTTTATTTCTTGCATAGTTTTAGGTTCTATTTCAAAGTCAAACCTTGCCGCAAACTGTATTGCCCTTAACATTCTAAGTGGGTCGTCATCAAACGCTTTAGGGTTAATTACTGAAATTAATTTATTTTTTATATCCAATTGCCCCTTACCCTCAATATCAATTAACTCCCCTGTATCTATATCTTTCGCAATTGCATTCATCCAAAAATCCCTACGCAATTGTTCCTGTTCTAAAGTAATACCTCTACCCAACCTAACTTCAAAATCTTTATGCCCTTCTCCTGTGCTAACCTCTATTCTTGGAACTGAAATATCTATTGGCTCTCCGGTTAGGCCCGTTGGTCTAAACTTCAATACCCCATAATTCCTCCCAACAAGATTAACAGAACCATATTCCCCTAAAATTACTTGTAAATCATCAATATCTATTCCTGTAATAATTAAATCTAAGTCTTTAGATACTTTACCTAAAAACTCATCTCTAACTGCCCCACCGATTTGATACACCTTACCACCCTCTTTCTTAATATGGTTTCTCAATTCTTGGGGCATAATATCAACAGATATTTTTAATATATTAAACCACATAGTATCACCTAATTAGAAATCTCCATAACAATACCACTTAATACCCCACTAAACTCAGTAAAGTTTTCTCTTGGGATTTTATTAGAATGAAATGGTTTACCACCATTAGGGTTAATTGCAACAGTAACATGAGGAAAAGATTTAACATTTGCACCTTTGGCTTCCACCTTAACCGCCATCGCCCTATCATCTTTACCAATAGCGATTATGGGCATATTAATTTCTTCGCCCACCTTATACTTTGAATCTTCTTTTAATGGCCCAAGAGTAATAGTCATATGATGTGCAATAGGTTTCCAACCTTCGGGAATATCTAACTCAAGTAAAGTATTTTTAGACTTTTCATCCAACACCACCGCCGAATAACTAATACTCTTTAGAATATTCCACCACATAATATTGCCTACCCTTGCCTCTCTATTCCATTACCCCATATATCTACGAATTGTTCTGAGTGTTTCCTTCTTGCATCGGCTGGTGTTTTAGTATCAATGCTATTAAACATAGTTATGTTATCAAAATCCACATTATATTGTGTTCCATAAATTGGCTCGGAGGCATCCATAATACTAAAGAAAAACACTCTCTCTCTTAATGGGGAAGTGTAAGCCCAATACGCCATTTTTACAGGTAAATTTTTTTCTAAAATTAATTCTGCCCATGTTGAAATTTGGTCTGTGCGATAGGGAAGATTCCTCTCTTTACCTCTGTTAATGTAGTGGGGTCTAATTAAGGCTTGAAACCCTACATTCGCATACCCGACTCCCTTCTCACTATCCTTAATTTTTATTTCACTCCATGACGAATCGGGAAACCACTTACGAACAGTATTATCCTTCTTCAAAACATTAAACCATCTATTTTCATCATCATCAAATATAGCCTTAGCAAAATCTTCCCAATCCATTTCCTTCCGTACTGCCCACGCATCGTCATATCTTTCAGCCCAAGTTTCTAAAACATCTTTAGGAATACCCTCTACTTCAATAGGGTTAAACACCCACCCCCCTTTAGGGAATTTTTTCTTCTTATTGTGTTCTTTCCATGAAGCATTATTACCTCTCTTAGCCATAAAAGAAGCAATCTTAGGTTTCCCTACAATCAAACTCTCCCTCGCCTCAATTAATTCTCTTGAGTTATTTTTGGGCACTTCCCCTTCACCATTAGGGTAGTTTTTTATTGCATAAAGCCCCCCTAAAACATAATGAGAACCTCTATCACCCCACCCTATGCGAGCAATAATTTTATTATTATCATCCACTCTTAATAACCACTTATCTAAATCATACCATTCGGGCATTTTACCACCCAATGCACTATCCCTTAAAAAAACATCATGGGGATTATCCCTATTCCAAACCTCAACCATTTCCTCGGTTGTATGCACTTTGGATAAAACCTGCGGCATTATCTACACAACCCCTTAATAGCATACACTACATCTTCACTAACGCCATGTGTATGTGCAACATTCTTAAATGAATCCACCATCTTAACTATATCATTTACTTCCCTAACTGTTACATCAGTTTTGTACTTATCATATACAAAGTCTATCACATTACTCATAGCATTAATTCTATCTACTCTACAATGTCCTCTAATAATTTCCCTACCTGTCATATGTCTAATAAAATCGTGGGCCTTTATTAAATCATCAACCCCACTACTTTTTTTAGGGGTCAATGCTTCTATAATAGCCTCAATTTCTCGCATTTTAGATGAACCCTGCAATTCATCAACAACCTTAACAATATATAAAAACTCATCATCTTGTAATACTTGCTTCAATTTATTAATAGGATGATAACCGCTAATAATATCCTGTTTCTCAAAAGCATTGTGGTGTTCCTCCAAAGTCTTACCCATAAACGGTTCTGCATCCTTCCTCTTTAATCCCTCACTATATTTCCACAATTCATTACCGCCCCATGCTTCATTAAGTACCTCTCTCTTGGGGAATATTTTATTTAATGCCTCAACAGTATTTTTAATAGTAGAATATAATGTCTTATTGAAAATAATTTGTTTATCTTTAGTCATATCAATATAACCTTCAATGGTTTTCCAATGTTTATATGCCTGTTCAGCATTAACTACTATGTCCGTACCATTAACCGACATTATTAATGACTTACCCCACATTTCTTTAAGGTTCTTCATTGAATAATCACCTTTTGGTTTGACCCTATGAGCAGGAGTTTTACCCTTCCCTTCCCATTTATTATCATCCCATTCTATATCATCATCTACCTCTTTGAATGATGCAGTTTGAGAAAAAGTAGGGGGCGCATCTAAAAAATTAGACGAACTAAGGGGGAGAAAATAATATAGATTCATTACATCCACAAAGGCTTCATGTGCTTTTTTGAAAGAATCAGTTACCCCCGTAATTGTTTCTGCTTTAGGGGGTATTTTAGGTTGCGCCCTCATTACATCAATCCTTTGAGTCTTATTCTTTTCACTCGTAGGCTGATTAACAGTCGGGGCAACATTAGCATAAGAAACCGTACCAGCAGAATCTTCGGCAGGTTGATATAAGGTAAAAAGAGCCCTTTCTTTAGTAAAGGCTTTTTGTAAACCTACAAAAAAATCTTCTGTATCGGTTATAATATCTTCACTAACTGTTATTTTTGCCCCCCTATTTTCCTTCGCAATAGACATTACAAAGGGGCTTATAGGCACAAAGAAAGTACCTACATCTTCTTTAAGGGTTGCATCAAATTTTCTCCATTCATCCCAAACATCGGGATTAATTTGTGTTTCTACTACTTGAAGAATATGTTTCATATCTTCCTTATCATCTTCATCTATATCACCTTCTATTAAGTCAATTATCTCCTCTATTAACTCATCGTCATAACCACCAGCAACTAACATTAACCCTTCTCTAATAGCATAATCCAATACAATATCCACTTTCTCAGTAGAATCTACTACTAGCATTTCATCTAATTCTGCTACATTTTCTAGGTAGCCCATCTCTACTAACAAAACATATAATCTTTCCGAAGCACTAGGTAAATCAATCTCATATTCTTGACCCTCTAGTACATAATTTGGAGGTATTTCTATTTCTCTCATATGTTCCTTAAACTCCTCGTTCCCCTGTAAATCTTCTGCTTCACTCAACAGAAGGTCAAACGCTGACACTAATTTTTCATATTGCTCACTAACTGTTTCCCAATAGGTGTAAAACCTAATCCTATCGGCAATTAAGGACATATCCAATTCATTAATTGTACCTAATATAGAAACAATATCCCGTGAAACAAACTCCTCCTTTTCACCCGAATAAATGCCCTTAGTAAAGTCAATTAACTCCTTTATTTTATCTTTATCTTCAATACCCAAAACAACCAATAAGTCCATATTTTTCTCAAAGTTACTCATATCAATATCTGTTTTAATTTTTATATCCTTCAATTGTTTTTTACCTTTAATGTAATCATTTAGTGCTTTCCTTGTACCCAAATTTCTAAAGTAGGCTTTAAGAATTGCCTCTATTTGTTTAGTATTATCGTCAATTTCAACATCTTCCTCGTTGTATATTTCCAATAACTTCTTTGCAAACTCCCTCGCTTTTTTAGTGTCAGCATAATTATCCCCATACTCTGTAATAAACCAATTTTTGAACTCCCTTGCGCTCATCTCTGCAACCTTAGTTTTAATTTCTTCCTCATCTATTTGACTATCACTCATTTGTCTTTCCTCCAACTGTAATAAAACCATCCCTCATAAGAAAT